TGTAGTATTCTACAAATTCACCAAAATCATATGCATAAGCATTTGCTGCATTTGCTGTGCTTGCTGATAATACTTGTGCTAATTTTGGGTCTTTGTTTTGAACTCTAACCTTCTTAATTTTTAGAGGATCGATAAATCTTAGTTCAGTAATACCCGCTTTAGGATTAGACAAATCAATAACTTTATGGTAATATACCCTACCATCAATATACCAAGTTCTAAAAATTTCATGTGCTCTGGTATCAAATGAGAGCAAACGTTTGATGTAATCAAACTCTTCTCTGATTTTTTTCTTGATTGATTCACTAACTTCCAAATCTGAACTGGAGAATCATCTAAACTGGAATTAATTGATTCATTGACAATCTCATCAATTGCCGAATCAACTTCTGGGTGCATTGACATATCACGATAGCGCCTAATGAGATCAAACTCATTACGCGCTACGCCATCAATATCTACATACGAACCAAAATAACCACCAGCTACGGTGGTTACTGCGTCGTCAGCATTGGGAGGAATTGGAGATTGACCTTTCAATTCCTCCGCTTTGCTTTTAATTGAGAATCCAAAAAGTTGACTCATGTTTAAATTATCTCACTAACCTGTATTCTATTTATGAACCTGCTGCTCCAGTGATTACGCTATCATAGGATGAAGAATCACCGCGTGTCCAATACTGGAGTTGGAATTCAACCGTAAAATCTTCGATTTGATCGTTGCTGTCATAAGCAAGATCAATCTGAGAAATGTTGGTTGGGAAGCAACCCCATAGTTTGTAACCAGTTACGGTGGTTCCAGTAGCAGCTGTATCTCTCTTGAGTTGTTTTACAACTAGATCTGCAGTATACTTAGTAGCACCTGCGGTTCCAGCTGGATTAAAGTGAGTAGCAGTATTCTGCTCGTGCTTGTTGATAGCATCCATCCACTTCTCCATTGCGCCACGGATTGCAAAATCTGTGTCGTTAATGAAGGTTGCGGTCCATGTATCGAATGTTCTATCTCCAGCAATCTTAACTGTTCTTCCTCTGAAAGGAACTTCAATTACACCTAAGTTAGATGCAGGAAGAGCAGCCGATTTGCAAAGAATGCTAGCAACGTTTCTTACTGTATCGCTAACACCAGATAGGCTATCTGGGAATAAAAACTCAACTTCAAATAGATTAGGTCTTACTCCATTCTGGATAGTATTTAAAAATCCTTGGATGTTTGAATTTTGTGCCATTGCTTGTTACCTCGTTGTTTTAGTTATAAAAGATCATCTACCGACGACTTCAGAAAAACTCACGCCAGTGCGAGTAGCAACAAATGTAATCGTAATGAAGTTAATCGAACGAGTTGGCTTGAGGTAGATCTCAGCAACAAACTCATTTCTGTCAATAACATCTGGTGTGTTGTTTGTATCGTCACAAATTACTAGGTAATCAGTTACACCACGCTTTGCCTGAACTTCTGCTAAGTAACCAGTAACAGCAGTCGTGAATGATGCTCTTAGTTGCTGATCGTTTAGTTCGAATAGAACGTTCTTAGCAAGTTGGTTAACGCGCTTCTCAACAGCAAGGAAGAGACGGCGAACATTGATACGATCAAATGCACTTGGAGTTCCTAGTGCAGTCTTGTCACCGAATAGAACGATGCCTTGACCTGGGAAAGAAGCAATTGGATTGATTCTCTTTAGATAGAGTTTGTCTCTATCAGTCTTTGATGGAGTGTATGCTAGTTTTACTGCATTCTTGAGATTACCTCTCTGATTACCTGCAGGTGAATACCAATCTTCCGAAGTTAGGGAAGTTTGAACACATAGACCAGCAACATCTCCGTTGCAAGGAATATATCTGTAGGTATCATTGTAACGGTCGTAGATATACTTATAACCGCTATCGAAAACAGCATATGATGTGCTGGTTCCTACTGCATCGAAGAAAGCAATAATATCATCTCTCTGAGCAACTGAAGAACCTAGAGAAACAAATCCTTTGTGAGGAGAAACGAAAGCAATACAATCTTTTCTCGAAGTTGCGATCGAGATAGCTTTTTGTGCTTTTGAAATTTGTGAAACTTCGGTTGCTAGTGAACCACCAGCAAGAACGAAATCTACAGTGATGTTTTCCACATCAGCAAATGCATCGTAAGCAGTTTCATAATCAGAAACTGTGGTTGAGTATGAATCAACGCCACCACCTAGAGTTGCTGTCTGAAGACCATCTGAGATGCTAGCAGCTGCGTAAACATAAAGTGAACGACGATTTACTACATCTTTGTAGAACTTAGAGGCACCTTGATCATCTAGAGTTCCTGCAGTCTTGGAAAGATAGAGGAATGTTTCTAGAACATTATTTGAAGAATCAACAACAGCAACGTGAACTTCGCTATCGCTAGAAGGAGCAGCAGCGATTGTTGACCATAGTTGAGAACCAGCAATAATCTGTGTATCCCAACCAGCTAGAGTTGCGACGTTGAAGGTTAGATCAGCAGCACCACCATTACCTAAATCTGCATCATCAATTGTTAGGGTGTTGCCTACAACATAACCTGTTCCTGCTGAAGCAACAGTTACAGTTGCAGCACCAGTTCCATCAACAACAACGTCGAAAGTTGCTCCCGATCCAGCACCACCAGTTGCAGATACTCCGCTATATGTTCCAGCAGTTCTTAGTGCATCAGCAGCACCGACTGTTCCTACTGTTGCGATACCATCTAGAACTGTTCCGTCTACGGTTACAATCTTTAAACCGTTTGCCCATGTTCCTGCTGTCTTAGCAGCAAACTTCCAAGTGTATGTGCTAGCGTTTGCTTCGAAAACACTTGGGCTCTGAATTAGAACACCTGTAGAAGCACTATCAGCGTTCTTTAAAGTGGTGTCTTCGATTCTTACGATTTGTAGTTGACCACCGTATGAAAGGAATGTCTGTGCAACAAACCAATCTTCGTAATTACTGTTATTTGGTTTACCGAAAATTTCTAAGAGTTCTTTTTCAGTAGCGACATTGGTGATAACACCAACTGGACCCTTCTCGAAACTACCAACAAAAGCAGCTGTATTTGCTTGTGTGGTTACGATAGTGGATGCAGTTAAGTCACGCTCTCTTAGAACAATTCCAGGTGATACTTGACCTGCCATGTTTGTCTCCTCGATGAATTAGTTCATTTTTAATCTACAAATATTTATGAAAAAGAGTATTTCAAATGGGGAAACAGTGCATGAACATCACCAATCTGGGTATTCCCACACAATTGACTGTTTTCTTTCGCGGTTTTTCACAATTCTTTTAATGGTGCAATCTTTACACTCATATGAGTATGAAGATGGTAGATATTTTTTTGACTTTCTGATGATATAAAAATCAGTCATGAGATCTTTAGTTACACCGCAAACCCTACACTGTCTTTCTTTAAACAATAAGTGTTCTAGTGAAAACTGATCTTCTATATCCATTAGAAACCTAACATGTATTCTACGTCTGCATATGGATTACCATACCCATCCATATACCAAACGTTTCCATCTTCGTCTACAAATTTCTCTTCGTCGTCATTGATGCCATCTAAAATAAATCCGAAGGGAGCCATATCTTGCTCAATCTGATTCTTTTGTTCTTCGTAGATACGTTTGCGAACATCGTTGTCAGTCATCTCCCTAAAGTAGGGTTGCACTGCCAACCACGAAAAAAGAACCAGACACATTACAAGGTCATCGTTATAACCATCGTCAGCTTCAAACGATTGATTTTTCTGAATGAATGTGGTGAGCTCACTAATAATTTCATAATCAGAGATTAGAAGTTTATCATCTTCAATCAGTGTCTTTAGGTTTGAGCATCCAACTTTCTTAGTCACTTTTGACATCTTCAGACCAAGTTGAGATTTTGTGCCAGAGAATCCCTGACCAACAATTTGCCCAGCTCTACCTCTCATGGCGCACATCAAGATATTTGGATACTCCAAATCATAATGTAGAATATTTGTGACCTGCTCGCCAATATCATTAACCTCTGCCAGTATATATGCTTTGTTGTAATTCTTTCCAACCTGTTCTATAATGTTTGGAAAC